TCATAAGGCCACCTTTGTCCACCCCTTACCTCGATCATCATGGTACCTATCCGTTTGTTGTTGAGTTTTGTGTCCAAGTAAATCTTTCGTGTTTATACCCTGGGCTTTATATAACCGCTCGGAAAGCGATCTTTGTTCATGGAAAGTTGCCGGTGTACCTTGTCCCCAGTCAATATTGGCACTGTCCCTTGCCTTGCTGAAGTTCATGGTCAGTGTTCTGGGTTTCACCTGTGCTCCTCGCTCAGCCTGTGAGGTGGTTCTAAAGAAATGAACCAAATAAGGGCTTACTGCATAATCCCGGCAACGACTGATTACATCTCGTAGGCTCCAGTTGATTGCGTTGCAACGCAGAGCTAATGGTATAGCGATTTTGCTTCCGGTTTTCTCTTGCTCAACGTGTAGATGATCGTCCCAGATGTCCGAGAATTTCATACGGGATATATCACCTAGTCGCTGTCCTGTTACTATGGCTAAAAGCATGGCGTTCCCCATGTATTTGTGATTTTCATCGGCTATATCAAAAATCTTTTGCCATTCCTCAAGAGTGAGGCGCTGGCGAGTGATCTTTCTACGAGGTTGTTTAGTTGCTAGTGCAGGGTTATAACCAGGAGGTACTTCTCCCGCATGCTGAGCTTCTTTAAAAACATCTATTAGGACAGAGCGAATGACCTGAGCCATTCTGGGTTGTCCCTCCGCTAAATATTCATCAAGAATTTGCGCAACATCTCGAACATTGACAGCGGATATTAATTTTATTCCTACTCGTTCCTTAAGCAGAGATACTGGTTTTGCTTTTTGTTTGATAGTGTTTTCTTTAATATCTCCGGACTTTAATCTTTCCTGCTGAATCTTCCAGTAACGTTCAAGCCAAGTGTTAGTTGATATTGATTTTCCTGAGCTGGTGGAAATTCTGTCAGTGATTGCCATTATCTGGCGGGTTTGTTGTTCCGCCAGTCTTTTATTTGCTTCAATAGCTATTGCCGTGGCCTCTGCTTCATCTGTTCCTAGACTATGAAACTTACCGGTTATCGGGTGCTTATAACGCCAGTATACTTTATTAACCTTCCTGCTGAAGAGCGGGTATAAATTTGGAATAGATATATTATTTTTACGTGGTCTGGCAGCCATCGTTCAAAATCCTCTGCAAAAGAACAGGGTCGCTTTTCTTTACTACAGGAGTGGTCAATGTACCGACCAACTCAGCATCCTCCCTGACGCGCCAGAATCGACCTTCTTTTTTGGCTGGGGGAGAAAACATATTCTGTTTAGCATAATTCCTGAGAGTGGAAACACTTGGAGGATTGCTTCTGTATTTCTCGTTTGCCCACTCTTCAAGGGTTAACATCTGGAGCATATGTTTTACCTCATCATGGCCCATTGCTGGGCCAGTATCTGAAAATACAAAATCAGTTTTGCATCAATTTTTGCAGCACCTGATTGCCGGCAATTATTCGCTGCCAGATCGCTGATACATAGCGGGCCTGATGAATAGCATCAGCGAAGGCATTGTGACGAGACCCTTCAAACGGGATCGTTGTTTTGGGGTCGAAGCTAATGGCTTGGCCGAGCTCTACCATTGTTCGTACGTCCCGATCGTTCCAGTATTCCCACGGATAATCTTCAGCAATGCAATCGTAAGAAGAACGCAGAATAGAGTTGTCGAATGACGCACCGTTACCCCATACCTGCGCCTTTTTGCTCCCACCAGCAACATTATCAGAAACAAATTCTCTGAACTGGAGTAATGCATCCTGCAACGGGATAGCATCATCATTTACGATCGCAGAGCGTGCTTCGGAGGACTGTCTAAGCCACCAGATAACAGTAGATGGATCGATTACGGCGCCCCAGTTCACGGAGGATTCAAGGCATACGACTTTATAGAAACTTTCTCCAATAGAGCCGGTTGCCGGGTCAAAAACAACCGCACCAATAGCGACGATAGGGGCGTTATGTTTTTTACCCATGGTTTCCAGATCAACCATAACGTGAACATAATCAATTGGCTGATCTTCCTCCTTATTATGATGACCGGATTCAATATCTACAGAATCCGTTTGATGAACAACTTCATCTGTTTTTTCTTTTTGGTTAACCTTGCCCGTAACGTCAACAAGACCTTCAATGGAAAATACTCCGTCCCCAATTTTTGAAACTTCAGGCTGCCTGGTCTTGGTAAGGTCTTCGGTTACCCACTTCGGATCCGTAGGGTCGCTAACCCCTTCAACATATTCGCCGCGCTCGGCGGCCAGAACCTGATTAGCGTCCGGACGTTGCTTTTGAGCCTCTTTTACCAGTTCGGCACCAACTGCTTTAATGTCGGAGGAGAGTGTTTCCAGTTTTGCGCTGCTATCCTCTCCGGCGATTACTTGGTTTGTTGCATCCAGAGTGACTGCAGCAGATGGAATATGTCCCGCCTTGGTAAGCGTCTCAGCGCTCGGGGTATCATGCTTATGTTCAGTCAGATTCGCGTTGATGTAGCCACGCAACCGATCTGGAAAAGGAGTTATTCCACTGGATGCTTCCCTGATCAGTGCAAAAATCGCTGCACGGGAATAATCAAGGATGCCTGGTGTGCTCCGTAATGCTGCAGACCATTCTTTAAATGGACTTTCTTTCTTCTGTACTATTTCCTTCGCGCGGCGGTGGACTGATGCCGGAAAATTATAGATGTCAAAATCCATAGGCATCGTTGCAAGAGCGATCTCTATATCCAGAGTATCCAGCGAATGCTGATAATCGGGATTGCGGTCAGTTTTGTTACCGCCGCCAGCATTGGCGCCGGCATCGGTTTTGTTTATTGAGGTGATATAGTTTCCAGCAGCCCATTCCTTTGTAAGGATCCCGCGGTCAATGTGCGACGTTTCAAGCCACAATTTGGCGAACTGAATTTGCTTGCCGAGCTCATGGCGTTTCCCCACAGGAAATACGCTCTTAAATGCACTGGTAAATTTCCACAGGCCAGGCATATCATATTTTTTAAGCTCCGGAATATTTTCTGCCGTCAGCAGCAGATTCTGCACACCGTGATTATCCGTATCCATTTCCATCGCTGAAAGGCGGTTACGATGAGGAATGCTAATGTGATACACGTGACGCTCGTCGGCCATATACTGGGCAAGCAGCTGCGTGCGGAATGACATTTCCGCCAGGTTGAAGAGTGCTTCTTCATTGTTCGAATAGTCCTCTTCATCGCTATTTGCAGGAGAGATATCGTTTTCTGGTTTACTGGAGGGCTGTGGTTCAGCAGCCGCTGGCGCAACGATTTTTTGCCATGTCAGCCCGTCTTCACCACCAAGCTCGTAGCGATCGCACCAGGTGTCATCCAGTACACCTTCTTCCGGTAAGTCATCAACGATGAGCCAGTTGGTGCGGATCGGCAGCTGATGGCTGGCGCCGCGGCCAACGTTAATTTCAGCGTCTTCCAGGATGTCCAGGATTTTGCGCTCGGCGCGAGAATCGGATTTAGCAGAGAACCAGCAGAAGAGACTTTTCGCTTCGTTTGCTTTTGCCTTCGCTTTAATGAGATACCGGTAGTTGTTCATTGCGTTTGGGCTCCTTTGGATTGTAAGATACCCGGCAGCTGATGGCAGCCGCCTTGGTGGTGGTCATTGGTCAAAACTCGATTCCGGAAAGCTTTGGTCGGCTGACCGGGTACTTAACCCGCCTTGCGCGGGTTTTGTGCTTTATGGGGCTGGCGAATCGCCCCGCAGCAGCTGTGATACGCGAACGTCGTCAAGCGCTCGCAGGATAGGCTCAAAAGTTTTATGGGCTGGCAGTTTAGATACCGCAGTGATCACTTCTGTAACGGTGATGTCATCGCCGCGGGGGCTATAACCACCACCTGGGCCACGCTGTGAAATTACCAGGTTACCCGCCCGCAGCTTTTTGAAGATCTGCTCAAGGTATGAAGTAGACAGCTTTGACTCTTTACTGATGGCCGTCAGTGAAACGGGCGAGCCGTCATAGAGCTTATTCAAAGTGGCGGCGGCCTGGACAGATGCCAGAACGCGTTTCATTCCAAATTCCATAATCACTTCTCCGGCCGTAACGGCCATTGGTCAAAACTCGATTCAAAAACTCACTGCAGGCTGTTGGTCGTCAGCCATGTTTTGTGCATTTCGGTAGGGGAGGCACTGGCCCTGTACTTTTTGTTCATCGGCGTTGCTGTTGCAACTGGCCTCTGATGGATAAACACCGATCAGAACATCAGAGCATTCACCAGTGAGAGCACATACGCTGATGACAAGGGCAAACAGGGTATTCATGCCTCAGCCTCAGGGTTTCCTTTCTGCGCCAGCAAGTAACACAGCTGGCGAAGTCTCACCTCGAACCAGTTCAGGCGGGTCGCCTGGTTCCCGGTAGGTACTCGGGCAAAATCCTTCATAGTTATCTCCAGTTAACTCAGTATTAGGATGTGGTTTTGCAATGCGGCGCCGGGTGCCTCCCGGTGACGGCAGCCAGTTAATAACTACCGCCGACAACTTTTTCCCCACAACGTGTGAATAACCGCCATGTTTACTTTTTTAACTGTGTCGCGTGCGCATAGCCGCATTCACCGCATTGCAAACCCTGATTTTTTATTTTCATTACTTCGACGCGCTTCGTCGGTGGTGTCGTGACGCTGATCTTCACGATTGAGCTTTTTCACTCTGCAATTCACCACCACGAAGCGCGCAGTTTTTCCATTACATTTCAGAAGAGGCGCAGTCTGCCGGCTTACCTGAAAGTGCCGCGGTAAACTCGCTGAAACTCAGTGCCTCTTCACCTTCAGAGAGGTTTTCAAAATAGTCTTCGTATGCTTTACCCATACTTATTTCCTTCCCTTAAGGCCGGGCAGCCGAACGTTGAACCTGCTGCGATTGATATTGCTGTCATCTCATCCGGTGTTTCGTATGCCGCCGGCAGCTACTACGTGGGCTTCCTGCCTCGATGACTTGCTGCGATGGAATGATTAAAGCATTGGTTTATGTTTGATGTCAATATTGGATTTATACAGATGCAAACTTTTGCTTTAATCGAGACAGGGGAGCTGTTGGAGTGATTGAGGCTGCGCGGCAGGCAAAAAAAAACCGGCATTTGCCGGTTTCATGGGGTGAGATCAGAGATGTTAGTTAGTGTCGCTAGCCTTAAATCGACCACGGAGATATTTCTCAACATAATCATCGATTTCTTTTAGGCGGACTTCAAACGTATCGATCATTCTCTCTTGTTCAGCCTCAGGTAACTGCCTAAACAGACGTAACATTTTGCTCTCATTTGGCTTGAGGCCTGAATCTTCAGATACTTTCTCTCCAAGCAACCAAGTTACAGACACATTGGCAGCTTCCGCGAGGGCAATTGCGGACTTTTTACTGATTACTCCTTTCTTAAACCACCCATTCACCGCTTGAGGTGTAACTCCAGCAATGCGAGCCATATCCGCCTTGCTGATCCCTCTTTGAGTAATTTCTTCCAAACGAGCAATCAGTTGGTTGTTGAGTTCTTCAGTGTTTTTCATAAGCCCATTGTAAAGGTTTAGTTTATAGCCACAATAAATTAAAAATTTGCATTGAATATAAACCTATGCTTTATTATGCCTAACTTAACGAGGAGATAGATATGACAGCCCTTGATAACGCAATTCGAGTAGCTGGCTCAGCCAATAAATTAGCATCAACGCTTGGAGTAAGCGGCATGGCAGTAAGTCAGTGGAAAACAAAAGGTATTGTGCCTTCATCGCGAGTTTTACAGGTTTTTAATGCAACGGGCGTTACGCCTCATGAATTACGTCCTGATCTATATCCGAATCCAACGGATGGAATACCTAAGGAGTGACCATGCAAACCACCTCTTTTGAAAATCATACTCCGGTGATGAGTATGCAACTGAAAACGGAAAATCAGTATTTGCCCCGTCGGCGTGACGGCAAGAAATGCCGAGCCATTTTGGCCGCCGTTCAGGAATGGGAGTCCTCATTACCTGGGCGTGCGCAAGACCACGTCGCGCAGCTGGTGGCCGAACAGTGGGAGAAACAAAACGGGCGCGGTATCAGCGTCAATAAACAAAATCTGTATCGCTACCTGAAAAACGAGGGCGGTTCAGAGAAGTACACCAGTTATGTCATCCAGCTTTCGGCGGCGATCGCTGATGCAATGCCGATAGAGATCGCGCGCAAACATGGCCTAAAACATGGCTTAACTGAAACTGAGCTGGTGGCCAATGCGATCAAAGAATGCAGCGAAGCGCACCAGGCCAAGTTACTTGGCGCACCTCTGCAGAAACTAGAGCGTGAAATACGGGAAGCTGCAATTGCACTTTTTAACATGCTCCCTGCAGATGCGGCGGGACCACTACTGGCGAGCATCAGTGCCGTAGCGCCGCAGTTTTTCTAATCGAGTTTTGACAATGACCACCAGCACCAGCTGGTTAATAAGAGGTTTCAGATGGCCCGCATCAGAACAGTTAAACCTGAATTCTGGACAGATGAGAAGGTGGTGGAATGTTCAATTCCAGCGCGTCTCCTGTTTATCGGGTTGTTCAACTTCGCCAACGATATGGGATGCCTTGAGCGTTCGCCAAAACGGTTGAAGATGCAAATCTTCCCTGCGGACGCGCTCGATTGCGAACCACTAATACAGGAACTGATTACTCATGGATTACTCACTGAGTATTCAGTGAATGATGTCTGCTATTTGCAGATTAAAGGTTTCCTTAAGCATCAAAAAATAAACAGGCCTTCGGCCTCAAAAATACCTCTTCCGCCAGAATTCACTGAGTCTAAGGCAGGAAAGGAAGAAAAGAGAGCTCCTAATCAAGGAGGGCTCAGAGAGGACTCAGTGAATCCTCATGGAGGACTCACTGACGGAAAAGGAAGGGAAGGGAAGGGAAAAGGATCAAACCCCACTCTCTATGCGCAGGAGAGAAATTTTCCCCAGCAACCTCAGTATCTGCCTGGAGTGGATATTCCGATCGGGAAATTCGCCATGCACGACCTTTGGCTGCCGTCACAGGACTGGCCGCGACTGGCTGCTACCTGGGGTATAGCGCTTCCCGAACCGGCATACCTGCCGACAGAGCTGGCAGAGTTCACCGCGTACTGGAAATCCGAGGGGAAAGTGTTCACTCAGATTCAGTGGGAGCAGAAATTTGCCCGCAGCGTGATAAGTGCCAGAGCCAAATCTAAACCGCAACCAGCAACCGGAGGTAAAGACCATGCAGGAATTCAACCAGTTAACACCGCATCCCGGGCAGTTCAGGAAATTCAGGCAGCCAGAGAACGCTGGGAAAAGCAAAACGGACTTGCTGGCGGCGGATACGGCATGGCGGCTATGGACAGTCATGGGGGAAATATTTTCGAACCGGTGGACCCAGAAGAACGGGGCGGCGCCCTCGGATATGTGGATTGCCCAGATTGGATCGATGAGTGAAGCCCAGATTACTCTGGTCTGCAGTCAGTGCATGGAGCGCTGCGTCGCGGGTAACACATGGCCACCGGATCTGGCTGAATTCGTTGCTCTGGTATCTGCCAGCGGTGCTAACCCGTTCAATCTGACATCCGAATCTGTAATGGCGGAATACAAGCGCTGGAGGAATGAGTCTTACCGATACTCGGGCAGCGACAAATACCCATGGAAACAGGATGTTATGTATCACATTTGCATTGAGATGCGCAGAACCGGAGTTGAGAGGAACCTGACTGAGGGAGAGCTGAAAAAACTGGCAGAAAACTTACTCACGAAATGGACCAAACACCTGGCTAACGGGTTTTCGATTCCCCCGATTCGTCGGCAGTTGGCAGCACCGAGGCATCCAGCAGGGCCGACGCCAGCGCAGGTTCTGATGGAAGAGTACAAACGCCGCAAGGCGGCAGGTTTAACCAAGTAAACGAGTTTTGACCATGACCAAACAATCAAAAACCAAAGTAACCAAAGCACAGATGGTGCTTGCCATCGTTAGCCGGACGCCAGAATGCGTCCTGCAGGATGTCTGCGATGCGCTGGACTTGCAAGCCAGTACAGCAGGTAACTTGCTGCGGCAGCTACATGCCGTGGGAAAACTCCATCGTACCCATAACGGCTGCCAGTATGTCTATCGAGTGGTTGCAGGCGTTGAGGTTCCCGATGTTGCCCTGCCGCAGACTGCAACACCATTATCTGAAGAGGATGTGAAAAAAGTCCAAAACGCACTGTCCCTGGCTAAGACGCTGGAAGACAAAAAGCTGTGGCGCCGGGCTGCGACTGTTTACACATCGATGCTTGGGATGACTACAACAGCAAACGAACTCTGGTTGCTTGCCAAAATGCGTAACCGCTGCCTGCGCAATGCGACGAGGTGCTGATTATGCCTAAAATGGAATCAACAGCATCTGGTACGGGATGTCAAAGCTAAGTTCAAATATTCCGGGATGAGGCAAAGCTGAGATGTCCGCTGAGTACCAAGAGCGGACGTTGCTGACCTCAGCCTGTATTAATCAATTGATAACAGGTCCGTTACGCAGTGAACGAAATGGATTGATAGCCATCTATCTGCGGTTGTGATAATTATTAATACCATAATTCTTGCATGAGCATGGCGGAAACATGAAAGGCAGTTGCATTTGTAAGCATGCCCAATACGGATGTGATAGTTTGGATGTTTTACCACTGTTAAACCAGTAGAAATGCCCTTGCCGTACACTATGCGCTGTGAGCGCGAAAATTGTCCCTAGCTAGTGGGAAGCGAATTATTGATCTCTGATAAATCCTTGCCCGGAAACATCCGTCACTTAAGTTCTTGTGGTTTGCACCTGATGGAGAAGAGGCCCGTTTTTAACGACGCCATCCAGTGTATGACCACTCTAGATGATGATTTAAGACTGATTCGGATCGGTCATATCGGTGCTCAGATGACATGCTATGACCTATAGATTAAAATGATGTGCCAGCCATCCTGAATTGCAACCCAACCGCATAAGTGCCTTGAATGTGGAGCACAAGTGAAATAATAATGAACAAAACACCTTCATACGAAGATTACCGGAACCATACTGGACTCCATTACCATAGACTATGGAAAGCAACGGGAGACGACTGGAGTTGCCCTGGGTGTGGACGAAGCAAATTTCAGATCATGAGATGGACCCTCAGATTTCCGAACACACAGGTCGCTTTTATGGACTGGGTTGCAGCGTTACACAAACACCACGACCATTCTGTTGACTACATGAGTCTAGGAGTGCCTCGGTTTCCTGAGACACTCATCTGTGATCAGTGTAATTCCGCGGATGGCACAGTAAAGAGGATGCTTAAATTGCCGAAAAATTTCTCGTTTTCTCCACAGGAGATGCGGGTATTCATCGAGGCGACACCGCACGGAAAACATAAAATTGATTATGAACGAGCACTTGATCTCTTCACGATACTAATGAATAGCAATGATCGTGGATCAAGATTATTTTTTAAAAATGAATAACACAGTTAACTGGCTGAAAATAAATGGCGCATATGGGAAACACTATTTTTTTTGGTAATGGAATAAACAGACTTTCTAAAAATAACATCACCTGGAGTGATTTGCTGGATAATATAAAAGGTATCAACAAATTCGAGAGTGGGCAACTGCCCAACACTATGGTGTATGAACGAATATTTCTGGAAAAACATGCACCAGATACAAGCGAAAAAAAAGATGAGTTTGAAATAAAAAATGTTATAGCTAACGGACTGCGCAAGCAGGGAACAAATGAGGTTCTTAAGGCGTTAGCATTATTACCCATTGAGCATTATCTTACTACTAATTACGACTACGCCCTCGAAAAGGCGCTTAACATCTCACCAGTTAAACTCAGTTCTGAGGATATCTACAGCCTGCGAAGAAAGAGGATGTACGAGTTAGAGAACGATACAAAGTTTCTCTGGAATATACATGGTGAAATAGATAACCCTAGATCCATCATGCTTGGCTTAGATCATTACTGTGGTTCAGTTAGCAAAATCGATGCATATGTTAAAGGTAAGTACTCACATAAGATTAATGGTGTTGACGTTACTGTTAAATCCATGCTAGAAAAAATTAGTGACTCTTCGTTTTGCCACACCTCCTGGGTTGATCTCTTTTTCTCAAGCAATGTCCACATTCTCGGTTTTTCATTAGACTACAGCGAAACTGACATTTGGTGGTTGCTAAACAAACGCGCTCGTTTTTCATCTGAGGCAACAATAAATAACAAAATATATTTTTACACCCACGATATTAGCGATGAGAAAAAAGGGTTGCTTGAAGCATTTAATGTCGAAGTTATTATAATAAAATTAATGGATAATAGCTTCGAGAATATGTATTGGTCTGCCATCAAGAATATAAGTGCTAATATCAATCAGGGTATGGTAGCCTAACTTAACTCATTGCGACTAGAGGAAATAAAATGAACATGATTTCATATTGAAAAATATTAAATCATAACATTAAGACGATGGGATGGTATTAATATATGGTCACTATGACCATAAGAACGAATACAACGGCGGTACTAAAGAACTCGGCGTTCACTGGGATAGATATCCGCAGTCGCGTGGAATACTCAGCCCCTGCGTCATACCAGCTAACACACGTGATGCTATGCTTTCTGGCCTTTTGCATCAGGCGGTGACAAGCGGTGATAATCAGATGATGTATAACATTACAGAAGCAATTGAGTTCTTTAGTATCTGATATATGCTCTTTCCCTACGTTCGATGGCAAACCTTATCCTGAGAGAAAACTTATGACTTGCTTCCCATTGATTAAGGTACCGGAATTTAAGTGATGCCTTCATCGGTTGTGAGAACAACTGCCAACTTCCGCATCTCGCTCGTCGTAGACATTGCAGTGTGTCAGGTGGTCCGTTTCGTAGCAGAAGCGGACATCCATAGGAGAAATAAGCGATCAGTTCTTAAATTCGTTGTGATTTTTTGACTCTTTGTATTCGCAAAGGGATTTATGTTGGTTGTATAATTATCTAATAGTCCTATAGCTGAATGGGAGATGTGGGATGAAGTTCTCGTACAGACATGGTTTTGATCCTGAGTATAATAAAGAGCCGATACGGGAAGATGCTCCAGAGTGGCTTCGCTCTTTATTTTTTGTAACTGTCCTCGATAATTTTTTGTACATTGATGGTGATAGCCGCATTGCGAATGATGAGAACAAGCCGCTGGGTATTAAGGCTTTGATCGAGCGACTTTGCGCAGAGAATGGTCAAGAAACAGATCATGAGGATTTCGATTCATGGTACTGCCATGATGCTTTGAAAGCGCGTTTGCAACATATGCGTTGGTTTCAATTTTATGATGCTGTTGAGATTATCGGAGATCTATTAAGAAAAAGAGATGTCGAAAGAGGCCATACTTGTAGTAAGAAGGTATTAGAAGACATTATTTTTACATCATATCGTCAGAAATTGAACGAGTTATTCGCATCTCGAAATATTGACTGGAAAATGAATTCTGCTGGTAGGTTAGAAACACCACTACCAAATGAACTAGAACAAAAAATCGATGAAACTAACAACTTATTGCAAGACCAGTTTGAACCTGCAAGGAGGCACTATGTGAAAGCCCGGGCTTTTGCATTAGGTGCGCATAAAGATCCAGAAAATTCCATAAAAGAATCAATAAGTGCAATAGAAAGCATGTGTCGGACTTATTATCCTTCAGCCTCAACCTTGGGCGAGGTATTAAAATTGATGAAAAAAGAAAACACTATCTCACCTATGCTATTAACTGTAATAGAGAAATTTTACGCTTATACAAATGCAGAGCCAGCAGTAAGACATGGTAGCAACAAGGTTTCTTCTGTCTTGGAATACGACGCTGAATTCGTGTTGCATATATCAGCAGCATTTATTAGAACGATAATACAAAGGAAAGCTGTTTTGGATAACTAAGCCAGACTTACAGCCAACTGACCGTCTCTTATTATTCAAAAAATAATAATGTTAGGTCCGCTTATCGCTCGTAGCAGACCTTACGTATCTTCAGTCGGTCCATTCCGTGCCAGTAGCGGACTTTGGAGAAAGCATCAGATGTTAAGAATGAGAAGCTAATAAGCATAAAAAACTCAAATTCGTTTATAGTTTCTGATAGTCCTTAAATACAACAGAATATTATGAGGAATGGATGAAAAATAATGACAAGGCTGAAGTTAGCAAAGATATTGTGGGAAAACTATCCAATAAGGCTGATGAGCTAATTCTGAATGGTAGTTCCCTTGAATTATCAGAATTTGTAAAAGAATTAAATGACAGTTCTATGCATTTTGAAAATAAACTAGATGAATCTAAATTTTTATATATAGTGGGGAATTGTTATCAGGCTCTTTATAAGAATAGAGAAATGGAATGGTATTCTGACGATCTCAGTAAGGCCGTGATAGCTTTCAGAAAATCTTTGAATATTGCAAACAAATTAAAACACCCAAATAAAGAAATCCTTTATTTTAAAAGTTGCATTGAAACAAACCTTGCAAATTTATTAAGTGCTCAAGGTCGAGCATTCTGCTGCATTCCATTATGGGATAAAGCCATCAGCCAAAACAATCCTATTGCAATGATCTGTAAGGCACAGAACGAGCTATATTTAGCTAAGGTTTTATATGACCCTGGTCATCAAGAATATCATTACTTTGTCGCTTACAAACTTATCGTTCAGGGGTTGAAATACAAAAATTATTTATATGAAGATCAGCAAGTTGCTTTTCATGAAGATGGTGATCTTATGAGCTTCAAACATTGGTTTGAAAGTAATTTTACTGAATCCTCTTTTTACGAGTTCGAACAACAAAGTTACGACTTTGACTCAAGAAAGAAGAAGCATTATCTTGCATGGTGTGGAAAAAACAAGCTTTTTATCAATGATTTAAATGACGTGCTTTGTTCTGAAGTTGCTTATCAAGATATAATTACGCTTCCTAGCTTCAGTTATAAATTGAATCAATCTTTGTCCATACATGAAACGTTAATGTATCATGGTAATTTTGATGAGTTAAAAAACGATTTTTGTTATGCTCGTTATCTTTACTACACAGCGTTAAACATTCCTCAGGATAGAAACCATTTTTTTAACGACACATATCCTCATGTTGAAGACATGTCACACTCATTAACCAATTTAAAAGCAAATCATTATAAAAGTGCATTTAGAACTCTGTATTCGCTATTTGATAAAGTGTCTTATTTTCTTCATAGGTTTTTAGAGCTTAATGATATCAAAGATGATAACAAAATATCTTTTGATGCAATATTTAGAGATATTTCAAAAAAGAAAGCTTGGGTACCTCACCCACGATTAAAAGAGAGTAAAAATCAGTTCATTCATGCCTTATTTTATATTTTAAAGGATATCAGAGATGTTAAAGATGCAACCCCTACAACCCGTTGGCTTGACCCCGATGCAAAGTCATTTTCTGATATAAGAAACTCTATTGAGCATAGATCATTGAAAATCATCGATGATTTTGGATATACATTAATGCAATCAGAAAAAGAGAGCACCTCAGCTCAATTAAAAAAGTACATAGTCGAAAAGGATCAATGTGAATCGGAATTAAAAAAATTGCATCATGAGAAAAAGAACATCAAAAATGATAGCAATTTGGATGATGTGATAACTCTTGCTGAGAGGAAATCAGAATTAGAAATTAAGAAGAAAAAACTTGAATCATTAATAGATGAGAAACATAGAATGTCCACACATTCTTTGCTCATAACAATTAGTGAGTTTGAATCTAGGACTTTAACCCTTATGAAACTTGCAAGAAATTCAATCATATATTTATCATTAGCACTTCACTTAGAAGAGCAAAGTAAACCACAAACAGACGGACTAGTTATGCCAACTGTTGTACCGATAAAGTAATATTTCTCAAGATTGAAATCATTAGGTCCGCTTTTCGCTCATAGCGGACCTTCAAATCAGTTAGTTTGTCCGCTCTGTGCCAGAAGCGGACGTTGCTAAAACATAATGCATTATTGAATTAAGAGCATATTTATTGAATCGGTCATTATAATGAATAAATACGAAACACACTTTCCAGGCGATTTGAGTGTAGAGTGTTTTTTTGCATCGTCTAACTTACGGTCGCACGGATTTAAACTAAATCCATTGCAGAGTTTTTAATATACTGCGTAGTAGCCAGAACTCATAATGTTATGAACAGGATTTCAGAAGCATTTAGGCTTAACTGAGATATATCTATGGTTAAGCCTTTAAAAAACAAATTCATCTGAGTTAATGCGATTCTTGCTCTGTCATAATTACATTTACATCAAATCTGATAATAGATATTCGTGGTGGAATACTTTCATCAAACTTATCTCCTAAATTTATATCCATATCTAAATGCGATGTATCATGCATAAATTTTTCGGTAACAGAGAATGCACCATCTCTCCAAAAGGATAAATGCATTGTTGAGTCAACACATCTATCAAATCCACCAAAACGCTTCATTTTCTTTGTAGCATAATGCCCAGCCATATCTTCAACTAAACGCGTCCATTCATCACTAGCTTGATTTAATAAGGCAGTGCCAACTTTACCTTCCCATAAAGATATTGGTATAAGTGTAAATAAATTAATGTCTTTCAGGTCATAACTTCGCTTCCTTGTTGCCCAGCCTGTTACAAATGGACCTAGCTTTTGAACAATAGGACTGTCGAGCATTGTGGGCATTACTAAATATCGTGCATATTTTTTAAAACCACTTAAACCAGTTTTAATGTTATATTTTGAAGATGAGTTAAGCAGGCTCTTTCCTCGCGTGTCTTTATATATTTCAAGTGGATGAGAATCATCAAATCTTTCCAGTAATGCTCTCTCTTTATTAGTTGAATTTCCTGAAGGTATTTTTGTTGGGTTAGTTCCGATCTTGCCTTGGATCAATACGGCTGAACGCCTGTCCAAAGCGCCATTTATTCCCACATTTAGAATAATAAGGAGATCTGCAAGTTCACATTGGACTTCGCTTTCAGCATTACCTAATACTTTTGCTTTTGCTTGTGGTGTTCCATCAATCCAAATACTACCCACTTTAACTGAGGCATCTATACCTGAATACTCCAAATGACTCGCAAGAACAGATGAAAGTTCTTTCAATGAACGTGGATCATGAATGTATTTCAACCCCCTCCGTTCCATTGCGCCACTATTAATATATTTTTGTAATATTTCGTCCCAGTTTGCTTTAGAATATCTAGACATTTTTTTTCCTTTATTACTAGATGCAAGAGGCTTGTGTTAAAATTTACACTTGGTTTGATAACATATATTGTGCCTTTAAAGCGACATAAAACTGTCCATTAAAAGCAAGTAGCTACCGATTATTATTCCATATGATTATAGTCAAAATGAGAGAGTTCATCATAAGGAATCGCAAGCAAAAAATAAACACTTTAGGAACGTAATTTATAGCTTCCTTATCATTTGTAATATCTTCTCTTCGCTCATAAGGGACAACCATACTCAAATCACCAACATTGCAGGAGATTTGAGTATGAACATGTCACCGTGGAATAAAGACCGTATCATCGGCCAAAAAAGACCACTTCAGATATCTCATATCTGGGGGATCCGAATCCGGCTTGAACTGGAAGGTAAAACGCGCGATTTAGCTCTGTTCAATATGGCCCTGGACAGTAAGCTTCGAGGCTGTGATCTGGTCAAACTCAAAGTATGGGATGTGGCATATGGTAGCTCGGTTTCAAGCAGAGCAACGGTGTTGCAACAGAAAACCGGTAGCCCCGTGCAATTCGAGATAACCAAAGGGACTGACCTGCCCCCAGAGTTA